TTTTATCATAATATCTTAATACTTCTTGAATAACCCATTTTTGTGCTTGGTTTTCAAAATATTCTGTACTAATAATATCATGTATATTAGTTAAAAATTCTTTATGGGTAAGTAATGATGATATTACTTTAATTTGAAAATCGTGCCCATATTGATTTATGCTGTTTAATGTCAATTTTTATAACCTTTAAATTGTTGAAAATTATCTTTTAACCATGTTTCTAAATTTCTAATCATACCTCCTAATTTATCTTCATTATAAAATGACATAAAAGTTTCGGCATTTAAATCAGGTGTATCTTCTAATATTAACTCATCAATATATTCCTTTTGTTTATCATTAATTAAAGGAATACTTAAATCCATTATTTTATAATTAGTCTCTAATCTACTTTGTTCCTGTACTATTCGTGAATATACAATATGGTCCTTGAATTTCCTAGCTGATATATCAAAAATATCATCTAATGTAAGAACTTGGGTTTGTAATTCAGGAAATTTTTTAAATAACCCCTTTTCACCTAATCCCTTAACACCTGGTACTTTATCTGAATTATCTCCTAGTAATACTTTGTATAAAATAAAGTTTTTAGATAATACACCAAATTTTTCTTTTACTACTTTAGGAGTATAATATTCTTTTTCAATAGGACGATATAATATAATTTTATCTGTAACTAACTGTACGAAGTCTTTGTCGCTTGAAACAATAAAACACGTTGAATTATACTTTTCTACTAATTTTTCAGCTAATACCGCGATAATATCATCTGCCTCGACTTTATCAATAACTGTTGTTTTAACAGGTAATGTTTTTAAATATTGAATTATACGTACTATTTGATCAACTTTTGAATCATGTTCATCTTCTAAATTATCAAAAGCATCCCAATTAGTAATTCTTTGTAAATTACGATCTTTTTTGTATTCGGGGAGCAGATTCTTTCTGCTAGCAGTAGAACCTGCTCCATCGAATACCACATAAACAGATGTGGGTTGGGTTTGTCTAATTAAAGCACCTAAAGAACGAAAGAAACCACCTAACCCCCCAATATGAACTCCATCAGGATTAACCATATTCATCATTGCAAAGTTTCTAAAAAATAAATTTAAACCATCTATTAATAGTACTTTATCATGTTTTTTTGGAGTTGAGATCTCCCCCTGTTCCTGGACTTCATCCAGTAACTTAAATAGTTCTTTATGTTTCATTTAATTAATTTATGTCGTAAATATACGAAAAATACGTATGGTATCCTACTCTACTTGATGAGATTTTAATTGAATTTCACCAACATCACTGTCTTCTTCAACAACAGAAAAATCAGTTCCACCTAAAATTTTAGCCCAATCTTCTTTTCGAGCATCTTTATAATTTTTAAGTTCTTTTTCATCATCATTAATAAAACCATGAGGTGTCATTACTATTCTACCTCTTGTAGTAACACCATTAATATGATTTTTATCAATTTGTAAATTAGTTCTTTTAGCAAATTCTATCTGTTTTTTATCCTTAATTGCTTTAATTTTAGATGTACCAGCAGACATAATATTACCAAATGTAACTACAAATGTAGAGTCAAACCACATAGCATAACCACCTTTATTCATTAATTTAGGTTTACCCATTGGTGATTCTGGTTTTAATGTCCAAACTTTATTAACACAAACTAATGTATTAGTAAAAGGTGATGACTCTTTTCTTGATAATGTAATTTTTTGATTTACATTATTTCCAAATTGAGTTGACATAGCACCAGCATTCCACTCGTTATTGTTTTTATTTGATTTAAGTGACATTTCACAAGGTACTGAGCCAATTGAATCCCATAAGAATAATAAATCATAAGGTAAATTACCTTTCTTTTGCTCATCCATTAAATCCAAAATAAAAACAGCAACATCCTCAATAGAATTAATAGTTTCTCTATCAACATAAAGGAAATTACCTTCATAATCAATAACTTCACCATTTTCATCTCTAGTAATATTAATGTCTAATCCCATTTGGATGGCATGATCCCAAGACCATTTCATTTCTGTAATAATAAAAACAGGTAAGATTTTACGTTTTTGAGCTTCCACCGCAGCTTCTATCATTGCTGTAGTTTTTCCAGTATCTGAATGTCCTCTTAGTAAAACAATATGTCCCATAGGAATACCTGGTACAGATGTTACATCTTGAAATGCTTTAGATAAAGGGATCCATTCTTGGTTTTTAAATTTGATATTTCTGTCTAAACCTTTAGTTGATTTAAATTTATTTAGATCAAATTTGCTCTTAATCTCGGCAGACACCGCTGCCGAGAGAGACTTTGATTTTCTTTTTGCCATATTTAGAAAGGTAAATCATTTTTGCTAGTACTTTCATCACTATCAAACAAAGAATCAAACTTATCAGCTTTTTTTTCTTTAATATTGCTTGTATCTAGGGCAAAATTTGATTTAGGAGCATCACCATCAAAAGGTTGAGCAGATTCTGAAATAATTTCTCCTTCACCTTCTGTTCCTGGGTCTAACCATTTTTCTAATGCTGATTTCATTTCATCAAATGTAAATCTTTTAAACTCAGCATTTGGATCTGGTTGTTCTTTTGTCCATTTTTCTACTAATGTAGCATCTTCACTAAGTGGAGTTTCTTTTAATCTAACTCTAACTGATGATTTATTATATTGAGTACCAGTTGATTCTGGTCCTACAGTTTCAATTGTAAGATCTCTACCACTTACAATATCAGTGTAATCACCAATTTCATCATCTACTGCTAGTGAAAGTAATTCTTCATAAATTAACTTTCCAAATTGCCATAATCTAACACCTTTATCTTCTTCACCTCTTACAATAACAGGTACAAAAATACGGTTTTTAGCATCTAACTTTTTAGCTAATAGATAATTTTCTTTACTATACTCTTCTCTAAGTTTAGAAGCAAATAAAGCAATAGGATCTTTCTCACCATAATTAAGTGGAGAAAGCATTACTTTGTTTGTAATACCATAATAGAATTTTAATTCTGTAAATGGGTTTTTAGTATTGTACACAGATGGTACAATTCTAATTTGTTGTTTACCTACTGTTGGTCTCCAAAATGTAAGAGAATAATCTCTTTTTTGTCCACCTGCAGGTGTTTTTTGTTGGAGTGTATCCAACTTCTGTTTAAGTGCATTTAAATCCATGTTTTATAACTTTTTTTTTTATTATAACTATAATATACGAAACCTAATTTGGGGAGCCAAACTATATTTCAATTATTTTGTGTATTTTTGTATTTAATTGATTTAACTCATTATGTTGAGTTAATAGGATACAATTCCTATAATGTTGCCAATCTACTTGGTATTTGGTATCTACTACACCTCCATTTAATTTCTTAATAAGTTCATTAAGGGCATTAATAGTGTATAAAGTATTTGATTCTTTTTTTCTATGTACTAGGATTGTATTATCTGGTATTGTGTGTACATTTCCTTGGTCTACGTTATAAGTGATAACGTATTCATCTTTGCCTACTATTTCAAGTACAAACATTTTATTATAAACAATTGTGTACTTAGACTTAATTTTATCAAGTAAAGTATCCAAATTATCTAAATCAGTAAATGTACAGAATAGTTTGTTATTCAAATCTCCAATGTTATTTAATGATGTTAAAACATCATAGTTCGTATTATACGTATTTGGAGTATTATCTAAAATCATAGTCATAACCTTGTTTCATTTTTAAATTCAATTCATATTTTTGAAAGACATCTTTTATCTTATCAATTACTTCTTCTTCTTCTTCGTCTACATCAAATAAAAACGAATCATATGTATATAATATTAATTTTGTTTTGCAATTTCTTAATATCTTTAGTACGTCCCATAATATACGAACATTCATTGCGGTCTCCAAATTTTGTAGCAAATAATTAAATAGTTTTTGAGGATTCATTTCTTTATATGTATCTTTTTGATAAATGTAACCCGAAATTGGACATTTTATTTCCCCTCCCGAAGAAAAAGTTTTCCACATATCCTCTATATATTTGCTTATTTTACTAAAAAATTCCAGATCTTTGTATTTATCAAATACTCCTCCGTATAATTGCTTAAATGTTAATTCTTTTGATTTTTGATAATCCACTTTATACATTTTTGCCATATGTTTATGGATATCTGCAGTAGGGAACTTATAATCAACAAGACGACAACACAAACTAGGGTGATAAGCAGATATATCCAACTCCAAAAAATAATCATTCCTCGGTATAAACGATTTTCTACATCCATTTTCTTTATTAAGTGCCGCATAATTTACTCCTTTAAATTTATTTGATGGTCTTGTTGTTAGTGTTTTTAAGTTGAACTGAGTGTGGACGTATTCACCACTAACGGGATGGAAGTATCCTTCGAAGGTGTCATTGTGTATTCGAATTCCATTTCGTTCGATGGCGTTGAACACCACTGATACTCTACTGTTAAAGAACTTGTCATAATCTGTTTTTTTAATATTAATATTCGCTTTTAAATTCTCAAAAATGGTTTCACACAATTCATAATGTTTTACTACGGGTATAAATAGGTTAATATTTGGGTTTTCCCTATGTTTATTATACATTACATCATGTGCACGAGTTGTTGGTCGTATATACGGATGAGGTGGTGTATTTATGTCGTAAAGAGCTTTGCTTGGAAAATAATGTAATATTTCCTTTTTATCGCGGCAATATAACACATCAAATTTTGATATTAACGTGTTTAATAACGTGATATCAACACTAAAAGTTTCACTATGCGTAACACATACCATAAATCCTTTTAATGCATTTAACGGGCGTAAATACACTAACGATATTTTGTTATTATTGGGGTGAACTTGGTCATTTAATGGAATTACTTCAATAAATGCCTCTTTATAACCGCTATTTAATAAATACTCTAATTGTTTGTCTTCTTCAACTAACCAATACATAAAACCATTTTGATACTAATATACGAAACGATTTGTGGGTAACCAAATTATTTAATAGCCTCCTCCACTACCTCCTCCAACACTACCTCCACTTCCTTGGTAAGAAGTACCGGGTATATTTCCATCACTACGTGATCTAACAGTATTGGTAGATTGAATTACTCTAAATGATTCATCTTCTTCTTGTTTAGCAACTTGATTTGCTTCTATTTTTTTAGCAGTATCTACTAATGGTACTAATAGGTCATGTTTTTCAGTTGTATGTTGTTTACCTACCATTGCTCCTTTTTCTGGATGAATATGGTAATATCCTATGTAAGGTTGTCTTGTTGTTGCTACTCTATATTCATCCCCACTTGTAAATAAATTTTCTCCTGGGTTAAATTTATAAAATTGTGTAAATTGTCCATGAAAAAAATTATAAAATCCTGGTAAGTTGTCCTTTTTTTCTCTAAATTTTACATTTTTTGAATTCATAGTTTCAACTTCCTTTAAAGGACCTGATAGTTGCCATGTTATTTTAATAGTTTGATATAAAGGATATTGTGTTATTGGGGATTGAGCTTTATATTGATCAAATAATAATTTATTAATTTCAATATATTTATTTGAATTATTTGCTTTTAAAAAATACCTAAAAAATTGACCTTTTTTATAATTTTCTTCTGTTACTTTTGGGTATGATCCTATTGGAGGTGGGGCAGGATTTTCTGTTCTATCTATTTTATATCCTTTTCCACTTACAGTCCATCTTGAAGTTTTTGGTTGAATATCTAAGGTATTATCATAATCTCCAGAAAATACAGCATCTACAATAGGAACTAATAATACAGCAGTAGGATCATTTGCATTTAACCCTGAAAATTTTTGACCCATAGAAGTTTCCCAATAATCACCTGCATAAGGTTCTCCGGTAGTGGATAATTGGTATAAATCTCCATTGGTTTTTAAACCTGTTATTATTTGTGATGAAGGAAAGTATGCCATATTGTATTATTTTATAAATCAAATTTATTATTTCTTATATCTGCTACATCAAATTTTTCATCACTTCCTCTATACATCCAATATTCTTCAAGAGCATCTTCTAATGATCCATCTGTTATATTTGGTGAATCATATAATTTTGAAAACATAAGTTGGAAATTATATTCAAATACTAATTTTCTAGAATTGCCTTTATCAGGATGTTTTGGGTTAATTACTGGATATGTTATTCCTATAGGATCCACTCCTTTAGTGTTAAATTTACCCTGATTTGAATTTGGATCAATATTATTAAAATAAATATACATTTTAATAAAACCATTTACAAATGCTCTTAAAGGTAGACTTAAAAGATCAGATTTATTATTAATATATTTAACATCAGGGTCTACAGTACCACTTGGTAATACTAAATCTCTATCAATTAATTGTTGTAGGGTTAGTTCAGGATTGTCCCATGAATCCTGTCCTATATATTCTATTATCCTGATAATAGTTGCAACAGCTGCTTCTGATTCAGCTGTATTGGAGTTACCTCGTGTTTCTGTTATTAAAATATCTCTATAAATTTGTGTAAATTCTTTTATTTGAGCTTTTACTACTCTAGCAACCACTAATTCGTTAATACCTTCTGTTCTAATCCCTTGAGGGTTTTGTATAGTAAAGCTAGCAGGCACATTAGGTTTTGATTGCCAGTTTGTTAAATTACCAAAATTAGTTGCTGATGATTGTAAAGCAAGTACTTCACCATTTACTTTAATTTCAAAATGTATATGATTTTGCATACCACTGTTTGTTCTAGGATTATATTTTCCTTCTCCTAATACATTTTGTGCTAAACCAATTCTTTCAGCTCTTTTTACTGTAATATTATCTTGATAACTCCATTCTAAATCTGATCTGAATTCTGTTGTAGTATAAAAACATTTAACTTCTACACCTTCATATTCTCCTGTTCCTTTTATAGCAATACCTGTTAATTTAGGTGTTTTTGTTGATGGGTTACTTTTTCTAATAAGTCCTGTAATTGGGGCAAAAGTTTCTTGACCTTCAATTGATAAAAAATCTAACCCACTATGGCTTCTATCTCCTCTACTAGCACCAAATAATCCAGATCCCCCACCATCCATTCTAATAATGTAATTATCATCTGCGGAATCTATTGGTGTAAGTACAGGTTCATTATATGCATCTTCTGGGTTTGCAGGTTCTATTGATGAGGTAAGTGTAATTTCATTTTCTATTACTTCAAATATTGATAAAGTAGGTCTAGGTATTGATAAAGCTGAAAGTTGAGTACTCCACTCTCCATTACTTACTTTATGATCAACTCCTTTTACAATAAAATCTAAATCTTCACCATAAGCCGAGGGTAAAAATCGAGTATCTACATTAATACTATTAAATATTTTTATTCCTGAAATTCCATCTACTGTTAGTCCTAAATCTAAAGGCATAAATCCACCAGTTCCTGTTGGTGAATTTGTTTCTTTATAATGTTGTTTAGCCATATTATACAAATAGTTTTTCATAGAAGCTTGTCCTCTTAAAATTCTATCATTATTAAATTCAGTATAATATCCGTGTTTTTTAATATATTCACCACTAGTATTTTGAGAATTTCCAGCTTGAGCATTTTCTAAAACTTTAGCCTTATCTTGGGGTGTTATTGTTACTATTACAGGTACTTGTTCACCTGTTGCTGGTGAACCAAAACATTCGGTAATATAAAAACTAAGATCTGAGTTGTATATTCTATCAGTTATGTTTTCTATTAATTTTTCTCCTTCTGGGGTTATAAAATATTCTTTTTCTGTTGTTGTTTTAGAATTTCCAGGAACAAAGTTTTTATTTTCAATTATTTCACCCTTTTCATTAAATTCTTGGGATTTA